GTTTTTGGTTTTCAGACCAGAAACGGAGGCCTCAACGGCAGTCGCGATAGCGGCCTTGATTGCCGGATTGTCCAGGTCGATTTCGTTTTCTTCTGCCACGTTGATGCACCCCTTGGGTATGTGTTGCCCGCTTTGCAGGCAATAAAAAACCGCCAGAAGGCGGTTGATTGAGTTTGTTGCGTCAAATGCCGGCGCGCTCGAATGCCAGAGGTTCCAGCGCCTTCATTTGGGCGAGGGTCAGCGGCGCGAAATTGCGATCGAGCTGCAGCTCTGCGAAGCGCTCGACACTCAGGCCGCCCTCGCGGAACAGCTTTGCTCGGACCGGCCCGATTGCCACGTCTTGGAATGACGCTGGCTGCTGCTGAAGCCAGTGGTAATAATCGAGGCTCGCATTGACCTGCCGCGCTCCTCCTGCGCCCACCGCAGCTCGCGTAGCGCCCTTGGCGAACATCTCGCTGAGCTTGGTCAGCAGGACGAACGTAGTGCGGCAATTCGGGTGAAACGGTGGGCGCAGCCCGGAATCGACCGGGAATCGTCGCTTATCCATCGACCGACACTGCTGGCTGGTCTTGCTGTCCAGCGTGGCGACCATCTCGACTTCGGACACGATGTCCGTGTTGGCCTTGGCCACCTCCATGCGCGCCTGAGACGACACATGCTGTATCGCGGTGTGCACGACCGTGCTGGCATTACGGTTGGTGGTGGCGAGAACCCCGTCCTTGTATCCAGCTGCCTTGGTGCCGCGAATGTTGCGGATGATCCGGAAGTTCGTTTGACCTTCGAAGAATCCCTGCCGTATCGTGCCGGTGACACGCTCACGCTCGGCACTGGTCCAGCCCTTGATGAACGACTTCAGCAGCTTGCCGCCGCCGGTGCCGCGCACACTGAGCGGATTGGTCAGCACAGCCGTGCGGATAGCCGCTGCCGTCGGCGCAACCACATCCAACGAGACACCAACCGGCGCAGACCGGGCCAGGCTCGACGCTTCAAACTCAGCCTCGTAGTTGGCGATGTCGATAAGGTCGAGGTTCAGTTGCGCGTTGTAGCGGTCGAAGATGCCCAGCAGCAGACTGTCGACCTCTTTCAGCAGCGCCTCCAGACGCTTCACGTTGTACTCGGTCAGATCCGACTGAGTCAGCCTGTCGCGGATCGAGCGGTCGATCTCTTTGAGGAAGGGAGCGAACTTGCCAACCTCCCCGGCCTTAAGTTTTTCAAGGAAGACCGCGTGCCGGATCGTGGCGTCAAGGATTGCTTGGTTTGCTGCCATCGATTACGCCCTCATCGTCCAGGCCCAAGCCGTCGCCCTGCTCTGCCAGCTCACCGTCGATTTGCTGGTCGGTGCGCTCTGGCGCGATCAGGCCCAACTTACGCAGGTACGCTCGAAGATCTGCTTTGGCGAATCCACCGTTCTGCCAGAGGCCGACCAGCGCGGTGATCATTTGCGGATCAGCCGTCAGTTCCACGAACTCTTGGTTGATCTGATAAGCAACCTTCGCGTCGTCGACGCCCATGTAGGTGCAGCACCACATGATCGCCCTGGTATACGCCTCGCTTACGTTCGCCACACACCCGGCAAGCACCGAAGTCGATGCAGACTGATCACCACGGGCTTCGGTCGCCGTCTTGGACGAGAGAGAAGCCACGACCATTCGTGCGCCCAACTCGATCATCATCTGGTTCTTGTCGGCCATGGCCTCCTTCACCAGCGTGTTCGGCAGAGGCTGGGCATAACCGAAGGCGCCACCTGATGGCAGCATCATCGGCGCACGGGAACCAACGTAAACGCCGTTTTTCTCCATCCAGTCGCGCCACTGTTCATCCAGACCGGAGATCCATGGCTGTGCCTGGCCACACCAGAAGACGCTGTCCTCGTAGTCGGCGCTGTTCCGATAGTGGCCCAAGTTGATCATGGCGATATCGTAAAGCGGTGACTCGTCGATACTCGGGTCGTTGTTCTGCGCGCCGACAAAGGTGAATGGAATCTCCTTCAAGCGGCCGACGGCGCCGGTGGGCTTGAACTCCTCAACAACGGCCAGCGGCCCGCCGCCTTTCGGCCCGGAGCGACGCCAAACGCGGCAGACAAAGCCATCATCCTCGAGAGCCAGTTCCCGGTACTGCTCGATCACCTTGAAGCCGAAGCCGTCTTCGATTTCCGGCGATTCGCGCAGCACCACCAGGGTCAGCACGCAGTGTCCGTTCACCATGCCTGTGCGCCAGTTGATGATATCTTCGGCGCAGTACGACAGGATCACCGAGTGCCCACCGGTGCCGCTGTCTTGGTGATAGTCGACGTACAGACCATGCCGTCCAGCTTCAAGCACCTTTTCCAGCGTGCCCTGCGAGTGCTGGTAAATGCTCACCCCGGAGCCGTTGGCGTTGTCCTGCAGGTATTCCATCTTCTTGGCGACGGTCAGCGTCGGGTCTTTGTGAAACGCCAAACCGAGCAAGCCATTGCGCGTGTGACCGGTGGCGTTCTTGAACACCGCCCGTTCGCGATAGGCCTTGTTTCGGTCTACGTTCTCAGGCGACTTGTCGTGAGCATTGATGTACGGCAGTCGGTCAACAACCCTGTGCTGACCGGCGCAAACATCGCGCACGGTTGCCCAGCGATTCAGCACTTCGATGTAGTCCGCCCGCTTGAAGGAGACGTCGTTGCTCATCGGGCGTATCCCATTTTGATGGCGGTGACCGGTTTGATGATCGGGTACTCGCGGTGAATGAAGTAACCGCCGCCGTCGTTGGCGTGGTCGTTGCCTTGGCTCTTGTCCGGTTCGCCATTGGGCGCCCAAATCTGCTGTTCGAGGCCATCGGCGTAGGTCGGGCATGTGAACGGGTTCACCAGGTAACGTCGCTCGCCCTGCGCGTTGCAGAACATGGCGTTCATGGCGTTGATCCGGTCCTTCACTGGCGGATTGGCCGCCGGCGCGATGACCGTGAAGCCCGCCTGCTTGAGCATGGCGATATCGGTGACGCTGGCATTGACCGATTTGCGCGAATCGCCGGAGGCGTCCGGGTAGATCCGGATCTCGCAGGTCTTCTTGTAGTCGTTGCCGGTGTGTTCCCAGTACCGCTCTTTGATCCGACGGATCATATCCGGTGTGTCATAGCCATCCATCAACTCGTCCACGGCGCGCGGCAGGCCCTGATCACGTTTGACATGGGTGATCGCCGCCATCTTGCCGACGTTGAAGTCCATGCCGATGAACAGCGGCTCACCGGGCTGCACAGTGTCGAAGCACTGGTTCAGCTTGCGGTCGTAGGCGTGGTAGATCGATCCGGACGTCAGGTTGACGAACTGGCCGTTCAGGTACGCACGGATCAACTGCTCGGGGTACGACTCCATCAGCGAGGCGATGTAGTCGTCAGGTAGGTTCAGTTCGTTGTCGAAGGTACTGGCTTGGATCAGCCCATACATTTCCTTCAGCGCCGGCTTGTCGCGCAGCTGCTTCACGAACTGGAAAAAGACGAACTTGAAGCCTTCCGGCGTTGTGGTCACGTCCACGCCGTTCTTCAGCCCGAGGATGTTGTAGCGCATCCGGGCAATGATCTTGCGCCAAGCCTGCTGCGCCTTGATCGACGTCAGCACGTCCAGCTCGTCGACAAGAGCGTGACCGATCTTGAAGCCGACGATGGTTTGCGGCTTCTCCATCGACCGGCAGATCACAGTGCCGCGATACTGCCGGCCGCTGTAGATGTGAACCTCATGGTTCGCCTGGTTGATCTTGGTCTTCAGCCCCCAGTCGTAAGCCACCTCCTCCATCGTGGGATAGAAGATGTCGCGGATCTGCGGGTAAGTCGGTGCGAAGTAACCAGCGTTGACGCCGGGCCACTCCATGAAATGCTTGCTGAGCGCCGAGCATCCGACCCAAGTCTTCCCGGAGCCGAAGCCAGCAACGAAAGCGCGAAACTTGTGGGGCAATAAGAGGAACTGCGACTGCGGAACGTTAAGGCTCGGCATTCGGCTTCCTCGCATCCACTACGTCGACCTGAATGCGCGTCGGGATTGCTGGTTCGTCGTCAGGCTCATCCTTCCGATGGCGATTGACGTAGACGTCGCCGACTTCCTTCGCGGCCTGCTCGAGGATCTGCATTGCCAGGCCGATGTTCTTCAGCGACTCGGCCCGCTCAACAAACCGGTTCATGGCGCGCAGGCGGTAGGCACGGTTCGCGATCGGGATCTCGGCAGTCTCCTCCCTGAATCGGGCGCGCGTGTCTTCAAACAGCGTCTTCCACTTCTGGTTCAGGCTCCGCCCGACGTATTTTGTGGGGTCGTAAGCCTCGCACTGCTGGCGAGTGACATCGATCCCAAAGGTTTCTTTGACTGAAGCCACCACTTGAGATGGCGTGTCAAAGCAGGCCAGCGCCTGTACAACAAAGGCTTTCACCTCGTCTCTGAGTGCGGCCATAAATGGGCATCCGTCAAAGTGCTGTCAAAGTCAGGCCGACTTGAGCAGACAGGTTCCGCAGGCCCTCGATATGTTCATTTTCCCCACCTCGGCAGGATTGTTTGCAGCGTCTACCAGCTCTTGCACCTGAGCGCTCGCCCCATAGCGACGCACCACACCGACGAACTCCTCAACGTCGTGTCCGCGCATCTCAAGTTTGGGTAAACCGTCTTGGGTGAATGCTGGCTGACCGTACTTATCGGTCGCTTGGGCTATGTGATACAGCTCGTGTTCGACCAGTGCGCAGAAGTCAGCATCGGAACAGTCGGCGCAGTAGTCGGCAGCCAGAGTGATGATGTAAGCCGGCACTTCGCCGAACCAATCCAGCATCTGCTGTTCCATCCGGGCTTTCTGCCAACCGCCGGCGCGGAACGCTACCTGCTCAGCCTGGCCAACAACAGTGCGACCCTTCTTCGTGAAGGCAGAAGAGGCCCACATCACGCGAATGTTTGCATCGATCAGGTGGGCATGGTCTTCGTTGTGAATGCATCCGGTGTCTGCGAGGATCTCTACTTGCAGCCATTCCCATACTTCAGGGGCAGCGATTAGTCGAATGCCAAGATCGGATAGTTCGGACAACTCAATTAGCGACACTGGAGGGTATGGCCTGCCCATCTCACCTCCCTTTAAATGCAAAAAACCCAGCTTGATAGCTGGGTTCATTTCTACATGCCTGGACCAGAACTGAACTTGGGCCGTCGCTCCTCCTCCAGTTGCTCAAGATGAGCCGCGAAACCAAGCGCCTCGTCTTTTGAATAGAAATACTTCATAACTGTACCATTCGCTACAACGGCGAATACCATCTTGACGTCAGGGCCTCGCATAGGTTCGGGGATGTCTCCACCAACGATAGGCTCCAAATATACAGACATCGTTCTCTCCTTTTTACGCAGACGAAAGCGGACAATATCATAAGGCCATCCGCAATCGTCTCCGGCGCCTATTGCTCCACCATCCCGAACCACTCTTCAATGATCCGGCGCAGAACCGGCTCGGTCAGGATGGTCGATGTCTTATCGCCTGCGATCACCGCACGCACCAGGTCACAAGGAATCACGTGGACACCGTTAACCGCCGCTACTGTGAAGTGCGGGCGCTGATCAGCGATGTCGTGGATGTCTGCGGTCATGCGCTGCTCCCGTGTCGCGACAGAATTTGTGATTCGCGAAGCGTGTCGCGACTCACTCGGCCTTCCGGCTCGGCAGCTTGAAGTCAGTCACCCGATCCGCAATATTCCGGATCTTCTCCACGCCCAGGAAGCCAACCCAGCCGCCGGCAAAGGTGGCCATGCTCTGTGGCAGGCCGAAGAAGTCCAGGCCGCTGATGATGGTCAGCGTCAGGCCGCCGCAGATGGCGCCTTCCACCAGCATCTGGCGACGAGTGCCGCCTCCGTAAGTGATCCGCAAAACGGCCATAGCGCAGGACAGCGCAGCCGCATAGAGGATCGGCGAATGCTGGCACAACCACGCAAGCGCTATCGCCCATGTGTCTGGTTTGTCTGGCATGTTTGGCATCTCGGTTCCTCCCCGTCAGGGAGTGGCTATTCATTGTCAGGGTCTTCGCAAGGATCGCTCTGACTGTGGGAAATAAGTGAGCTAAATCAAAGAACTACGGATTGTCCGACAATTCTTTGAATTTTCTTAAAGGCGCAAAATCATTAGTTCATGAGCAATAGGAGGACTCATGAAACAGGTCGATGTTTTCGTGGTTGATTACAAGCTTCATGGAGAACCTAAGTCGTTCGTCATTCGGACTAAGGTGATGAACAATGCAGAAGCCTGGCAATGGGCGAGCTGTGACGCGGGCATTGCTCCTATCCCAAGACCAGGCCGCCCTCCCATCAAGCGCTTCACCAAGCCTATGGCCGAGCGCTTCGGGGTCACCGATGTGCGATGGCGCGAGTCTTCCGCCATTGCCTGGGAAGAGGATCAAGCAAATGACAGAGAGCATTCTGGGCTTTTTCGATGAACACTGTTGGGATGACGAAATTGCTTCCAATACCAAAATGTTTCGCGAGGCAGATCTACTCGATGACGCCGCTTATAAGATCATTCAAGCCGATCCGGAAAGCGCGGAGGCATGGTCCCGCTTTACGGAAATGAAAGCCGTAGCCGATGCAAAACGGACCGCTGCTTATCAGGACTGGATGCGCATCAGGCGTCAAATGAGGAAGAAATAGTCGCTCGTCTTTCCGAGCTGTCTGCCAAAGACCTTCTCAACTTCGACGCCTCTATGCATCGATCTCGCTGATCCAGTCTCGCGCCACCCCGAAATCAAGTTTGAGGTCAGGGTGCGCGGGCTGCCGGTGTTGATTCCGTACGTCGCACTATCCGGCTATCGACGTCCAGGCTTCCCGAAGGCTGTCCTGGCTACAGGTAAATTCGAGGCATAAAAAAACCCGCACTGGGCGGGCTTTCTACTACCTGACACGGCTTATTTTCCTGGCGGCTACCCGCGAAACCTTGAGTACTACCAGCGCAATTAGCGCACCGACAAGCCCGCCAAATAGTCCCATCTCAAATGCTGCTGATGGCTCCATCCAACACGGGCTCAATGGCTTAAAAGGGTAGTAGAGGCATGGCTCAGGAAAGAGTGCCCGCCATACTGGTAACGCACCGCCGATGATCAGCAACCCTACCGTAAAGAGCAAAATAGCTATCCAGTGCGGTATGACGAGAAACCGCCTCCGAAGCACTGATAAGGCGATGACCAATACAAACGAAAAGAAACCAGGTAGGTAAAGTGTCACGAAGTAGATTTGGTCGAACTGGTGGCCGGCAGTATCCATATCACCTCAGCAAAAAACCCGGCGCTTGGCCGGGCTTGAATATCTATGTGCGTTTCGCGTTACTTGTGCACTATGGAAAAATTACCTCATAAACCCCAACATAGCAACACCTTTATGCCGCATCTTCAGAATTTTCATCAAATATGACCTGCCATACAGGCTGCAAGGCCTGAACATCCACTTCTGAAATAGCTTCACGCAGGAAATTCCACACATCCTTCCAGTCGCGGTCCCACACTTTCGGCTCGATGCGCACTCCGTACAGATTGAGCATCCCCTCGGCGACGCGTGCCGGCCCCCACTGCTCCCCGCCATGAGCCTCAACTTTGTACGACTGCAGAGCGACGGTGATCATGCAATGAGCTTTCGCAGCCTTGGCATCTGTCAGCGCGGAGAAATCCACGTAATTCCAGATCAGTTTCTCGGCGTTGAGCACGTGAACCATCGTCATGCATGGGTGATACATGTAGTGCCCGAGCTGCTGCACCTGGAACGGTAGCGTATCGATCGCGCGGAGAACTTTGCCGATGGTTGCCAAGTGCGCAGCCCGAGCAGTCGATCGTCCAACTGGCGTGCGACGCGTCTCGCTGATGCTGATCCGCTCGCGCACAACTTGAATACGCTCTTCCTTGTCTTCACCAAGTGCGGCGAATACCGCTTCATGCCGGCGCATACGGGCGCCCTTTTTCACCGGCGCAGACTCTGCCCGGTCAATGGCTGCAGCGCTGATCGACGCGTTCGATTCATGCTGAGCCTCAGTCCATACCTGCCTTGCGTTGATCAGCTTCATGCGGCTTCCCCTTTTTTCAGTTCGCGGGTCTTGGCCCGGTATTCAGTCTTGATGGTTTTGATTTCTTCGACGGTGTACTTGCGGGGCTCATGAGGCCCCTCCAGCCAGGCCACGGTTTCGGCGCCGATGCGCTGTACCAACCGGATGCGGTACTCGACGGCATTACCGGACAGGTTGCGGTTGCACTTCACGCACTGACGATGGATGTTCAGTGGCTCGAAACGCAGTTCCGGGCAGGCACCCACGGATCGATAATGCCCAGCGTCCCAGCGGCTGCCGGTGATCAGGTCGCTGTCCTTCGGCATCGAGTCGCAGCTGATGCATGGCAGGTGCGCGTCACGCAGGCGGACGTACTTGTTCACCGCGGCTTGGGCTTCGCGTAGATGATCCGCCCTACTCTTTAGCTTCTCTTTGCGTACCTTGATCTCGCGACGCTCGATGCTGGCCAGCGACTTGCGCTTCTTCTCCTGCTTCTCCCGCGCGATGACAACGGCGCAGTCCGGCGAGCACCAAGACTGAAAGCTCACCTTCGGGACGAATGAGGCCCTGCAGGTTTTGACTGAGCATTTTTTCGGGCGCGGCTGCTTCCTTTCAATCGTCATGCAGCCTCCTGGCTCAGAAGATCATCGAAGTACACACCCTGCGGTGCGAAGCGCGCGACAATGCGGTCGGTGTACGCCACGCCTTGAGCTCGATTGAAAAGACTGGTCACCGGGAAACCGTCCGGGCCGAACAAATGGCAGCCCCCCATCATTTCCAGCTTTGTCGCGTACGGAAGATGGCGCATCACCCGGTACCACTCCGCCTGAAACCCGGCATCCTCGTTCAGCAGGATCTGCACGCCGATGTGCAACTTGCAGTACCGGCGGGCGTCAGCCTCATCGCCGATCTGCGTCATTTCAGCGATGCGCTTGTACATCGCGAACCACAGTCGGTTCTGGTCCAGCGTTCGGTCCTTGCCGGGGCGCAGCGAGACCACGACGAACTTCTTGTCGCGGTACATGGCACTGATAGCGGTGATAGCCTCGGAAAGCTTGGCCTGGCAGTTCACGGAGATTTTGTCAGCCATGGTCCACCCCCTTGATCACGCTTTTTTCGTTGCATAAACTCTGCTCACCAGCCTCATGCGCGCGCGAACCTTTCGGAAGTCTGAGCGAAAGCGAGAGGCTGGATTCTGTTCCTTCGCCGCCCGCTCGACTGCCAGCGGAATGCTCAAGCTCCCCAACCACTTCGCACGCTATGGCAAACGCCGGGTCGCCCAAGCGAGTCGACTGCATGATGCGTGTCATGCCTTCGAGCAAAGCATCGTTTTTTTCCTGAAACTGGCCGGCACCGCGCTGCAGCGCTTGCACCTGTCCACGCAGCGCCGCGTTTTCCGCATTGACGTGGCTGAATTGAGTGGCGATGTGCTCTTCCAGCGAAACTAGGTCACGCTGCCAGTCGATCTCATCGTGGAAGTAGCCGAAGCGCTCGCAGAGGCTGCGGTGGAAGTTTTTGAAGCTGGCCTCAGCCTGCTTTTTCTGTTCAGTGGTATCGGTCATTGAGCCGCGCTCCCTGCTTTCAATTGTTCGGCCTGCCGAATCAGCAGCGCCCGGCGATCAGCCAGCTCGTTGGCTGCCAAAATTCGCAGTTCTGTTTTTTCCTCGTCCGAGGCTTTGCGCATCGCCAGCATCGAGTCCTTCACCGCGGCGAGCTTCTCGCGCAGTTTTGGGGAAGGCCGCGCGACCTCACCGGTGAGCAGCGCAACTACGGCCCTACCGTCTTCAGTGACCGGCGCGACACTCAAGTCGGCCAGGTACTGCTGAGCACGCTCCTGTCGGATACGCTGCATTTGCACGGCTTTGGTGATCGCCTGCGTGCGGCGGTTGGCGTCGAAGCCGACAGATACATGCCAGTTCACCTCCTTGCTGTCCTCCCGGGCTTGCCCCACCAGACGCTCGTAAGCGCTGTTGAACGCCATGCGCGCACCGACCTTGTCGCCGGCGTCGAGGACAGGTTTCGCCGCAGCCAGCGCGAGCTGGATTTCGTCGGTCAGCACCACGGTTTCAAATTCATCGTTGGTGGTCATGGCGATCGCCCATGCTTCGTCCTTGCCCGGGCGGCCGTCAGCGGCCTGCACTCGCTGGAGAATGTCGGCCATCGCCAGCTTGCCCTTCACCTCGAAGCGGCAGGCCTTCAGCGCAGCTTTCACGGCGGGCACCGAGTAAGCGCAAAGGTCTTCAGCCATCATCGCCGCAGTGCCTGGGTTCATTTCCTGACCCATGGCCTCGGCGGTGGCGCAGATCGCGGCGGCGAGGCCGGCAACCTGGTGATCGTTCATTTCAAAGGTACTCATTGCGCTCCCCTGCTTTGCGCTTCGCCAAAACCATTTGCGCGGCCTGTTCGGCGGCGGAGACGTTCGCCTCAGTGCGTTCCATCTGGCGTGCGGTTGTCCCGTTGATGCGCTGACCGGTCACCCACTGGGTGTGGTAGCTCTCGGCATTTGCCAGCAGTTCGTTGAGGCTGTGGCACTTGCGCAGGACTGCGGCATCGCTGGTTTTCAGGTAGTGCGCGGCGACGTGATGAGCGACATCAGCGCCGAGGCGGTCGACCAGTTGGCCGAGCTGGCCACCGACCTTGGCGTTCCACACTGGCCAGGTGATGTAGCGCTTGCGGTAGGCCATGGCGTAGTTCGCCCAGACCTTGAAGGTTTTGCAGGACTGGTCTTTGGGGCCCGGCATGTCAGCGGGGATCTCAACCCGTGGCGTATCGGCGCGATCAACCACCAGCACCAGGTTGCGGGCCGGCTTGTCCGGGCTGCCTTGCAAGTCTTGACTGGTATCCTGATTGGTACCCTGATGATTGGTATCCTGATTTGTCGGAGATTTTTCCGACCCTGGCTCGGATTTATCTCCGACCTTGCTCGGATTTTTTTCCGAAGTAGATCGGATTTTTTTCCGACCTTCGATCTTCGGAGGGGTCGGATATTTTTCCGACCCATCCAGTTTCTGGTTCCACTCAATCGCCTTTTCGGTCAGGCGGAACAGCGTGATGTTCGAGGTGCTGGAAAGCTCAATCAACCCCGCCTCTTCCAGGGCCTTCAGCATGCGATAAGCAGTGTCTGGCTTGTCGGTGAGCAGCGGCAGCTCCTCGATGATCTTGGCCTTGCTCAGCGCGAAGAAGATCCCGTCGTCAGTCTTGATTGGCTTGGTCCAACTCGGGCAGCCGTAGACGAAGGCGAACAGCAGGGCTTGCTGAGAATTCAGCCCCCACTCCAACGCCTTCACCTGATTGATCGTGACGGTGAATTGCATATCAGGCCTTCCCGACCAGTTTGACCAGCTCAAGGAAGCGATCCACGTACCAGTGAGGCTGGGTTTCGCGCGGGCATTGAGGGCTTGTGAGGTTCTTGCCGTAGGCCAGGCCCTTGTCGGTCACCGACCAGAAGTCGACTGTTTCCTGTTTGGAGTTCTTGCGCTGGAGCTGCTTGAGGAAGCCATGGGCTTCAAGTGCAAGGTTGAATGCTCGCGTGGTGCAGGCGAAGCCGTTGTCTTTGATCAGTGAGGTTACGGCCTTAGTCGGCATCGAGCTGCCGCCAGTGGCATCTGGCGCGGCATCAATTGCGTAGCCCGGCAGGAAGCTCGACTCTAGACCGTTATTGTTGGCGATCTTCGCCAGCATCATCACTTGGCTTGAGGGTGACGGCTTCAGGAGGCGCGAATAGCACTCCATGAGTGCCAGTTCACCTACAACTTTTGAACTGCTCGGGCTGGCAGCTTCGAACTTTCCGGTTTTGCGAATGCTGGGCAGCACCTCACCCACTACCCATTCTTCGAAGCGTTCGGCGCCAACCAGCTTCGAGCGCATCACCAGTCGGTAGACATCGCGCTCAGGAATGACGGTCATGAAACCACCACCCTGTTTCGGGGTAGTGGTCGCGGCCTTGCAGTGACGGGAGATCGCGTTCTCTGGCTTGGCATAACCGAGCGCATCGGCAACATCACGGGCGACGAACCACGGGTCGCCGAGCTCGTCGGTTATGACGCGGATGGCGCCACCATCGAAGTCGAAAGGAATTACTGAGGTGGTACGCGACACGTTTTGCGATTTATTAAAACGTGTCGCGACACTGTTGGGGGTATTGCTTGAAGTAGATTGGCTATGCATAATCGGCCTCATCAAGTTGTATGAATTAGCCGGGGCGCAATCCCGGCTTTTTTGTGCCTGCGATTTATGTGCGGGCTTTATGCAGCTCGATTACCGCTCCAATAGCCTCAAGGCTCGCCGACATATACTTGGCGTGCAGGGCGCGGATCTTCTTTGCTTCGCTCGCGTCGATCTCGCCGTCCTCCAGCGCGGAAGCCACCATCTGGTCAAGTGCACCGCGCTGCGCGGATGCCGTGAGAGAGCGCTGGTACAGATCGACGTTGTCCAACTCCCCCGCCTCCGGGATCTTCACGAACACACCGCCGTACATGGCGCAGATGTAGTCCGGTAGATGCTCGGTCCTCGTTTCGCTTTCCAGCACGAATATCTCGGCATCGCTCAACGGCTTGCACCCAGCGGTTTCGTAGATCTGGTTTTCCAGACGCTTGTCCTTGATGCCAAGGCGAGCAGCTGCGCAATCCATTCCGCCAGGGAAAGCGTTGGACACGGCTGCCATAACTTGGCGGCGGGTCTCTAGTACGGGCGTTTTCATGTCCTAGTTTTTCCTTGGGGCGGTTGCGGTCAAGATGGCTTCAATGAAACGGCGGACTGGGATGTCAGGCGGCTTGCGCCTTCTTTGCTGCCTTGAACTTTCCTTTGGAAAGAACCTGAATCTGGTACTGCCGGGATTCGGGGATGGTTTCCCCCCACATGGTTACAGCGCTCGGGCGAATACCCAGGGCTAGTGCCAGCTTTGTCTTGCTGCCGAAGAATTCGGCGACTTCATGCGTATTCATTTCGCATCCTCGTTCGACTCTGACGCAATTTCAGCATACTTAATTCTTCGCGTCAACGGCGTTTTCGACCTACTGCATGCTTAAATTCAGTTAACTTAATATTGGGTCCATGGAAAGACACGAACGTATTGCCCGAGCTATACAGCTCAGCGGGAGAAAGAAGGGCGAAATTGCGGCGCTGTGCGGCGTCGCGAACTCTGCTGTCACTCAATGGATTACTGGCGAGAGCAAAAGCCTCCGGCCAGAGAATCTATACGCCTTGGCAAAAGCGACTGGCTTCAGAGCCGAGTGGCTTGCTATTGGTGAGGGTGCGGAGCAGGAGGCGTCAGAGCCCAACGTCTCGACGACTGAGCAGCCTTCTCAGAGCTTCCGCTACCCAGTGATCAGTTGGGTTTCTGCCGGCTCTTGGGCGGAAGCCGTTGAGCCTTACCCCGCCGGGATTTCAGATCGCTACGAGTTTTCCGAATACAACTCGAAAGGCCCGGCGTTCTGGCTTGAAGTCAAAGGCGACTCGATGACATCGCCGGTTGGTACGAGCATCGCCCAAGGCTCACTGATCCTGGTGGATACCGAAGTAGAAGCGGCGCCGGGCAAGCTTGTGGTAGCCAAACTTCCAGACAGCAACGAGGCGACCTTCAAGAAGCTGGTCAGCGATGGTGGAAAGCTCTATCTGAAGCCGCTCAACCCTGGATACCCGACCGAAGTCTTTGATGAAAACTGCCGGATAGTTGGCGTCGTAGTGCAAGCAACACAGAAGTTTCACTACTGAACCGGACTGCGCCATGGCCCTCACTAAGCCCAACCAGCAGCTGCGCCGAGATCTAAAAGAGGCTGCTGCCCTGCTCAAGTGGTCAGGCGTCGATCTGATGCAGGCGGCAGTGAAGCTGTCAGAGGCCGGGCAAGAGGATGAGGCCAAAGAGCCGATGAGGATCGCGGCCGGCTTCCAGGAGGCCGAGGACAAGCTGGCGGGGTATGCGGAAGAAGTGAAGGCAGGAGTGATACTTCGGCGGAAGGCGGGATAAGCATAAGTTGAAAATCTATAGTCGGATTTAAAATTTCAAGGATACGAGATGAGCGGTTTCGAGCTGAGTTTAGATGATGTCCCAGTCCTTCCAGATATTGAATCGATTGTCGGTCGAGCTAACTTTCAATCCCCCCTTTACTTTCTGCCAGATCACAAAGACCGAGACTTCGGCAGGATCATTGCCCCATACCACTTAAAAGGGAAGATGATAAAGTGCGGAATTGCCAATTGTGGAAAACCGCATCTCCATGGTTACGCTATAACCACGAGCGATTCACTAGAAACGAATATCGGCAAGGATTGCGGAACAAAGCATTTCAAGGCCAACTTTGCCGCTGAAATGAAGCGGCATGACGAGCTGTACAATCGGCGCCTTAAGATAAATCGAATACTAGAGCTGAAAGGCGTAGCTCCAGAGATGTTAACCGTTCTGCTTACAGCAAAAAACGATTACTCGGGGCTTAAGTCCTTGCGTTATGCGCTTCGCGCGGCTCTGTCGGCTACTGATAACGAGCGCATTGTCCACAAGTTAAAAACTGGAGATTCAAGTCTCTATCGCTATGAGTCAAGATCCCTTGCCGAGAGAGAGGCTTATTTTGAAACCAACCCAGCTGCAAAGAAATCTGGAGTTGTACCGCCAAAACAAATCAGGATTGGTGAAATCGCCGGCTTTGACTTCCTTAGCGCAACCCATAGAGACGAAGAGGTCTTTAACTTCGCCATGCCACTGAGGAGCGTTATTTCTGCATCCGCTGAGGACATATACTCCTGGAGGACTGGCGAAATAGATAAGGTTCATATTTGGATTGGAAGAGCTAATAAAGGGCTTGATAGAATTAACCATCTAATAAGCTGCGGAAAGAAATTCTTTACAAAAGAAAATCTGTCTGGCCTCGGGGCCATAGGGCTCTCGGATGAAAGTGTGAAATCAGCTATCGCGATAGCTGGGAGCCTTAAAAACTAGTCTAGGATGACTCCTCCACGACCAGTGCAGATTGAACAAGGCACTGCATATCGTCTACCGAGGGTAGCTCTACCCAAAATAAAGTCTGATCAGGATGCATCGCTTCGTAAGTTGCGAACAGATAAAAGCCTGGGGGGTCTTCATTCAGTTGCTTCCATGTGGCGATCATAAACCCCTCGCAAGGACTGTAAACGAGGCACTCTTGATAATCTTCTGGCTGTATTTTTGAGGTTTGGTGAAAGCCCTGAGGCAACCTGAAATCAATCGACGAATTACTCACAGGAATAGCTCCTTAAAATTCAATTCCCCAAAAGAATACATCAAAGCCCGGCCCAGCGCCGGGCTTCTTGTTTCTGCCTTGTGACATTTCGGATGTCTACTACACTGACTCTTGCTGAGGGGTCAGCTGCTAGCGTAAGAATACAAAGCCCGCCATGTGCGGGCTTTGTATTTGGATTTCATACATCAATGCAACGCCTTCGATGGAACAGCCTTTCTGACTCGAGAGGCTTTTGCCGAATTGACGACCGCAGCATTAACACTGCCCTCCTCGCCATCTTTCGCGGGAACAAGAGTCACACCCTCAACCGCTACGGTTAAGCCTGGCAGTCTTGTTCCTGCCGCGCCTTTGGGCGCAACGCTCGTACCTTTGGCACTGAAGTGCATTGTCAGCCCCCACCATCCGTTATGTATCTTCCGATCACGTAACAGGGCGACGATGAGCTCGGGGATTGAGAAGTTTTGATCCTGCTCCACCATGCTTCGATCCTTTAATTACTTGAGTGCCGTCGGTAATCGTAGGCTTTCTTTTGAGCCTTGGTGGCAGTCGATCACTCGCAGGCAAAAATTTTCTCTTCGACTATCCTCACAATTCCTCATGAACTTGATAGCCCGCCTCCCCCTCGGCGGGCTTTTTTTGTCTGCGAAGAGCTGTCTTTTGCAAGAGGTAATTCAGCTATCCGTGCAGACTGCATGCCGTCACCTCGCTACCACTCCGTTGAAATGGCTGAAATCATTAGAGTTTTTTGACGGTCGTTTTTGGCACAGAAGATGCGATAGCTACTGGGAACGTGAGTTGCAGCCGAAGAGCTGCTGACGCTAACCAGTGATAGATGAGGCATACAAAAATGAACGCAATTGACCTTCTCAAAGCCGACCACGAAAAAGTAAAAGGCATCCTGAGCCAGCTGAGCGAATCCACTGATCGCGCGCTGAAAAAGCGCGTCGAGCTTCTCGACAAACTCGAAATGGAAATCACCATCCACACGCAGCTTGAGGAGCAAATTCTCTACCCCGCCTTCAAAGAAGCCGGCGGTAAGGAACAGGACGAGATGTATTACGAGGCCAAGGAAGAGCACCGCACAGTGGACTCCCTAGTGCTGCCAGACCTAAAAGGCACCGATCCGTCTACCCCGGAGTTCGCCGGCCGCGTAAAAGTCGTAAAAGAGCTGCTGGAACACCACATCGAGGAAGAGGAAACTGAAATGTTTCCTCAGGCGAAAAAGCTACTGGGCAAAGCGAAGCTCGATGAGTTGGGCGAGCAAATGGAAGTGATGAAAACTTCATTGAAGAAAAGCTTGAGCGCAGCACACATGGCTGCTTGACGTCTCAGCTAAGGTAGCCGAATTACCGAGCCCGGCCCAGTGCCGGGCTTTTTGTACCTACTTTCCTACGTTCCGCCACCAAGCCCTGCAATTGCTTGCGCGAACTTCGCACCAGCCTCCCTCACTAGCTGGCGCCACTCACCGGCAGTAATAAGTCCCTCCTGCTCCATGGTGTCTGCCATTTTGAGCAGTTCATCGTACTGTTCTTCGGCGTCCATTCGGATATCAGGCACCTCGAATAGTCGGCGCCAAGCGGCAAGCGCCTGCTCCTTCCGATCATCGCTCATTGTGGGTCACCTAGTGAGTTGTGAATCGGTAGAGGTTGCCGACTTCCCAGTGTTCCATGGCGGCGACTGGCGGTGCTGCTGATGGTGGCGCAGGGCCACGGGATGGTAAAGTGCTGGCTCTATTACGGGAGGGATACCATGCGTTTGAAAACCTGCACCCTGCTTGCTGCTTTGACGATAGCCTTGGCTGGCTGCGCAGCACCGCAGAAAAGAAATTCAGTCGCGCCGACCGCTACAGCCCCTGCCAAAGCGCCACATGTTTTCAAGCCCATTGATTTCAAATATGACCCAAATTCACCTGAGGCCGTCAACTTCTCTCGGCAGCTGGACCTCCCGGCATGGCAGTGTGATCTTGAAGCAACGACGGGTAACTTTGCGGTTCGTTACAGCAACCGTCCTTTGATCGCCGAATACAGCAACTCGCTGCTTGAATGTTTTAAGTATGCCAGGGCGCAGGGTGACGAAGCCGTGAATCGACTGAAAGCCGCCAAGGTACCAGCGAAACAAGCAGAGCTGAGCAAGGACCTATATGCGAAATGGTCGGCTTATCTCACCACGATGAGCCCGTATCGCACTACAGACCAGCAAGCCAAATCCGCGTACCAGGCCGCGAAAGAAGCCCTCGCGACTGAGGTGAAGTTTTCTAACTGACCGTTACACACAGCACCCAAGCCCGCCAAACGCGGGCTTTTTTACGCCTAAGAGACAGCCTCTCACAAAATATATGCACTAATGCATTACTGTGCTTGCCAATGCTGACCAACACAAATACTGTATATTAAAACAGTATAAGTAAGGAGTTCCACGTGCCCAGCCCAGCAGTTACCACATCGAAACCGTCCTCTTCCTATGAAACGGCAGGCCGCCGCCTGCAAGCCCTGATCGCCGCTCCAAGCGTTCAAAAGGTACAGGCAGTTACAGTGGCGAGGCTGGATCACGAATCACCAGAGGACTGGCAACGCCTACTGGATGAGATCGGCGAGACCTCTGGCGTCCGGGTCGAGACCCTGGAGGGCGGCACTGTCAGGATCGGCTGGCGAGAATACTGCGACGCATAAATGAGCCCGCCACTGAGCGGGCTTTTTATCGCCTACAAATTTCAGCATTCTGAATTTAATTATTCAGCATGCTTGACACCCATATTTCAGCTTGCTTAAATTCGTCTCAAGCCAGCAATGAACATCGCCGGCCAGCAGCGTAAGCCGCGCCGCTCTTTCACAATTTGGAATCTTCGCGGATCGATCCCCGGAAACGGGCATAGCGCGAAACACAAACTTCGATCCCCATGCAGGCTCTGGAACCTGCCGGACTCCCCATATGGGAGGACGCCAAACCATGCAAGCCAGCCGGCGAAGAACACCGAACACGAAATGTGTGACACCGGCCAGGTGGGGAAACCGCGGCGCCGCGCATGGGGCGGATAGCAACACGGAATTTTTCACTGATGCACCTGGTGACGGGTGCATTGGGAAAACAACCGAGGGCACGACGATGAGCGCACCAAAAATTAGCTTTGAAGACTGGCTGAAAAAGAACGGCGTCAAGTGGAGCCACCTGCGCGAACAGGAAAAGCGGGAAGCGGTGCTGAAGTGGAAATCTGAGGAGTGACGATTTCACTGGCAGGCCTTGACGACAGGGCCAGCCAGCGAAATCAACCAGAGACAGCAACATATTACCGCCTCTGATGAACCAGCAAGAAACGCACTAGAAGGGAAAGGGGCAGATCAGCCCCGATCTCTCAGTGTATATCGTTACTTTTCGGGGTAAAGCTCGTCGGCAAGTTCGACTAATTTGCTCGCCATATGCCTCAAAAAATCGCCGTCTGAAGGGAGCTCAAACGTTGTATAAGACTTTTGAGCATCATCGCCAGCGTAATTAAGCCACACGGTACTGTAGTCCCAAGTGACATACACGCCGGATGCTTCAACCTCGATCCTTTTGCCCTTTACGCTGTGGACTGATGCAGTGAAGTCCTCTGGAAGCTCAATAAATTTCCCTTTTTGAGTTTTGTAAGCCACACCTATCTCCTTTGGGTTGAAACATAAAAAAGATGTCACTTTGATATCTTCCTATCCAGTTTCCTTCACACTCATCCCCAACACCACCGCGAATGCACTCCCCTCCGCGCCCAACGGCAACCAGCGGAGCAAACGAGTGCATCCGAGTTTTGTTGGATCAACACCCCGTCACTCTGGAGACGACCATGTCAGCTCTACGCAAGCCCATCCCGGAATACGACTTCCTCGATACGGAGGCAGGTCAGGAATGGCTGACCGAGTCGGTCGACGATCTGCTTTATCGACGCCACGTCGAGGCGCCAAATCCGGTAGGTCGCAGCAAGGTCCTGGTCAACGCTGACCACTTACCGGAGGCGCTGGCTGATCACATGGCCGCGAACCCAGATCCCGATCGGTACATCGAGAAAATCCTGATCGAACTGATCTGTCGCGGGGATGGCGGTGTACTGCACAAGTGGGCCATTGAAGCCGTCGGCGGTGATCCACAGATCGTCCGGCGGCTCGCCAGCGACCTGGTCGCGGTGCACGCCAACGAATACCGAGATGCCAAGCGCGAAAGCGATCGCGTAGAGCGGGAGTGTGGGTTTTGAGCCCTCACATACTGATCGACCAAGCCCTTGATGGTGTGTCAGCGCCCGCCAGTGGAGACGACATCAGCCTGCTGGTTCAGGGGCTGATCACGCGGCTCTTCATCGACGGGGCAATCACCACCGACGAGTTCAACCACTACTGCAAGCGCCTGCGTGACACCTGTCAGCAGCGCAAGGAGGCAGCATGAGCACCGCACCGGTTAAATCGCTGATCGACGAGCAAGTCGACGACATCGAGCGAAAGCTCGCCCTGCTCGGATTCGGCCTGCCGTTCAACGAGGTGATCGGCCGGGGCCGCGAGGAGCTGGTCGCCAGCCTCCCGCAACGCCTGGCACCAACCATGAAGGGCGGGCGAATTGCGGTGAGGGTTCGGCCATGAAGCTCGCCTACTGAGCCCTGGCCACTGCACTTGTCGCCGTGATGGCTGCCTACACCGTGGCGCGCGACTCCTCTGGCGTCTGCCAGGTACCGCACTCGATCACCTACCGGGTGTTCCGGTGACCGGTCGCCAGCTGGCCCGCCGGGTACTGATCCGGCGCGGATCATTCTCTGCCATCGGCGTTTACACCTTCCTGATGTTGCTCAGCGCCCTCGCCGACCGCATCACTTCCTGACTTTCAACTTCAAGCGCTGCGCACGTCGCGGCAAGGAACCGTCATGTCCGCAGTAATGAAACAGGCCGAGCACCTGCCGGCCATCTCCGAGGACGCCCTCGTCGAGGTGTTGAGCGGCAGTCTGTACCCAGGCGCGGCGCACAACTCGGTGGTGATGGTGCTGGCCTACTGCAAGGCGGCTCAGCTCGACCCGATGCTCAAGCCGGTGCACATCGTTCCCATCTACCAAAAAGGCCGCGGGATGGTCGACACGGTCATGCCTGGCATCGGCCTGTACCGCATTCAGGCCGCGCGCACTGGGCAATACGCTGGAATCAGCGACCCGGAGTACGGGCCATCGATGACAGCCACGCTTGGCGGTGTAGAAGTCACGTATCCCGAGTGGTGTCGAGTGACGGTAAAGCGCCAGATGTCGAACGGCCTTGTCGCAGAGTTCACCGCGAACGAGCGCTGGCTGGAGAACTATGCGACGGCGAGCAAAGACACCGCAGCCCCGAACTCGATGTGGAAGCGACGCGCTTTCGCACAGCTCGCTAAGTGCGCCGAGGCCCAGGCGCTGCGCAAGGCCTTCCCCGAAGTTGGATCAGCGCCGACCGCTGACGAGATGGAGGGAAAAATATTCGATGAAGCGCCGCGCGACGTAAGTCCACAGCGACAGCAAGAGCCTGAACCAGAAGGCCTACCGCCCTACTCCGATGATCTTCTGAAAGAGAACATCGTCAAGTGGCAGCCGTTGGTTGATGCCAACCGCACCAGCCCGGAACACCTGATCGCGACCATCAGCAGCAAGTACACGCTGAGCCCGGAGCAGATCGAAAAAATCCAGAACCTGAAAGCCATCGACGGAGACGCAGCATGAAAATTCACAACGTAGCTCAAGGCTCCGCCGAGTGGCACGCATTGCGCGCTCAGCACTTCACCGCCTCCGAGGCGCCCGCAATGATGGGCGCCTCGAGGTACCAGACCCGCACCGACCTGCTGACTATGAAGAAAACCGGCATTGCACCGGAGGTCACGCAGGCGCAGCAGTACATCTTCGACAAAGGCCACGCTACTGAAGCGCTGGCACGGCCGCTGGTTGAGGTCATGATTGGCGAAGAGCTGTATCCAGTCGTGGGCACCGACGGCAATCTGCTCGCCTCCATGGACGGCGCAACGATGCTCGGAGAGACGCTTTTCGAGCACAAGCTCTGGAACGAATCGCTCGTGGCCCAAGTGAAGGCTGGCGAACTGGACCCGCACTACTACTGGCAGCTTGAGCAGCAACTGCTGGTGAGCGGCGCCGAGCGTGTGATCTTTGTTTGCTCAGACGGCACCCCTGAAAACTTCGTGCACATGGAATACCGACCTGTCGCTGGCCGCGCCGCCCAGTTGGTGGAAGGCTGGAAACAGTTCGAGGCCGACCTGGCCAGCTATGAATTGGCCGAGGCGCCGTCGATTGTCGTCGGCAAGGCCCCGGACGAGCTGCCAGCGCTACGCATCGAACTGACAGGCATGGTCACCGCGAGCAACCTCAAGGTGTTCGAGGAATCGGCGCTGGCGGTCATCGACTCGGTGAAGACCACACTGGTTACAGACCAGGACTTTGCCGACGCAAAGAAGGCCGTGAAATGGTGCGGCGATGTCGAGCAGGCAGTCGACACCGCGAAGAAGCAGGCTCTGTCGCAGACCCAGAGCATCGACGAGCTTTTCTCTGCACTGAACAGGATCAGTGCTCACGCCCGGGACACTCGCCTGAAGGTCAATAAACTGGTGCAGGCTCAAGAGCTGATGGTGAAGACCAACATCAAGCAGAAAGCTGAGCAGTCGCTGGCAGAGCACATCGCCGCGATCAACCAGACGTTGGGCCGTGTCACGCTGCCATCCGTCGCGGCAGACTTCGCCGGCGCCATGAAGAATAAACGCAGCATTGCAAGCCTGCAGGATGCCGTCGATACCGAGCTGGCACGGGCAAAAATTGCCGCGAGCCAAACGGCGGACGCGATCCGCATCAATTTGGCCAGCTTGGCCGAACTTGCGGTCGATCACGCCTTTCTGTTCAACGACGTTCAGCAGCTGGTGATGAAGGCAAATGACGATCTGGTCGCGCTGATCAAGGTGCGGATATCGGAACACCAGAAGGCGGAGGAGCAGCAAGCCGAAGCGCAGCGCGAACAGATCCGTCAGCAGGAGCTGCAGCGCATTGCGGACGAGGCGAAAGCCAGCGCATCGGTCGAGCCTGCACCAGTCACCAGCCCAGTGCCGGTGAAAGCCGCCGCACCGGTTCAGTCTTCATCGAAACCAGCGACCACAACCGCAGCGCCGGTGAACCTGCAAGCTGAGGTGTTCGATCTTGAAGCGCTGATCCATGCCGTTGCTGGCGGTCACGCTCCAATCTCGGTTCTAACCGTGGAATGGGAGAAGCTCGACGCAATGGTCGCCGCCCAAGGCTCTAAATTCAGCATGGCTGGCGTGAGGCTGGTCAAGGTGGCGGCATGATCAGCAACCACCTCAACCTGATCGAGCAACAGCGGCAGAACGCGGAAGCCATCAATGACCAGATCGCCCAGTTCCTGGCCGCCGGCGGGCGGATCGACAAGCTGAAAAGCCCGCCGCGCAATCCTCTGCCACCGCCCCGCTCCAACAAAATAGACCCTGAAACGGTCCTCAAGCGGCGCCCAAAGCCGATATCGGCCGCCGACCGAAAGGCGCTGCGCAAAATGGCGGACTCGCTATGAAGTCGAAACGAAAACCCAACAACGGTTTCGCCCGGGCTGAACGCAGTTGCCGGGCGCTGCTGCGCACCAACCACGTCGCGGTGGTGAACATCGACCCGAGCGGCAGCCAGATCATGGCGAACTGGAAGAGTTGCCGGCAGATCCGCAGTCTGGCGATCGCCAACGCGATCTTCGATTTCTCCTACCGCTGGACGATCTACATCGCCGCCATGTGTCGCGATGAGCGCGGCGCCGAGTACATCAAGTCAGTCGAGATCTCGCCCGAGGGTATCTACAAGGTAGAGCGCCTGACCGATGCGATCGAGCATTACTACCTGGAGCTGCGCAACAGCGCGAACCCGAACCATCTGGTGGCATCCGGCTGGATCGCCATCCCCGACGAAGTGTCGGTGGATGAAGCGCAAGCCGCGAAGTTGTTCTACGCCGCCGGCGCCTGGCATCAGGTGAAGGTTGCAGCGTGAGACGAACCAACAATCGGGCGGCCACGCGCCGCCGACAGACCTGGCTGGACTTGCCGGCCAGCGGAATTGAAGAGGTAGGCCTTGGCCGAAGTATTGGAGCCGACGAAAGAAGCGATCAAGCAGAAGAAAAAGCGCGAGAAGGCTGCAGCAAAGGATGCTGCATTGGGCGTCGAGAGATTTACGGTTGAGGTCGCCGGAGTGTTCAAGCCTGACCTGAAGGCAGTTATGAAGGCCCACGGCTTCAACAACCAGCAGGAGGTGTATCAGAACCTGCTGCGCAACCTGATAGCGGCTGACTTCGAAACCCAGGCCAAGATGCTGAAGTGTGTCACGACACCTTTTGTTCTTACTGAAAAGGTGTCGCGCATAATTCAGGCCGCCGGAATAAAGTCGCTCACGGACGATCCGCCAGAGCCTGACGACGAAATCGATATCCCGAAATAGAACTACTTCTAAGGCTCTCCGCTATCCAATATTTCCAGCATTCGCGGAGCAAATTTCTCTTTTACCTCGCGAACATCCGAAAACTCAGCAACGGAAAGCTCGAGGGCTAGGATCTTAAAGGCTGCAACTTTTTTTCTCGCCTCATCACACTTATCTCGGTATTTGGCTTCTGCAGCTATGCCGTCAAGAATGGGCAAATGACCTGATGTAGCTCTCTCAGCTGCGGCGAACATTTCATTTGCATCGAGTCTGAACTCGTTACTGTAGCTCTCTATCAAATTCAGGATAGAAGTCTGGTAGGCCAAAACCTTTGCCCTGTTAGCTTCAGACTTTGCAAGCGCCAGCTGTTCGTCTTGCTTGAGGGAATCGAGACGCTGAAACTTTAGTAATTCTTCAAATTCGTGCTTTTGAACATCTAGAAGTTCTCTTTGCATATATACAGTTTTCAGTACTGCTAAAAGCGTTACAAAAGACACGAGTGGGCCAAAAACACCGCCGATGTATCCACCAAAGTTAGACCACTCCACTGAGTGAAAGGCCAAGGTTCCGCCAAACCTATATCGGTATGCTACGACCGCCGCGATGACCGCCAACATCAACGCAATTACCAAAAATAATAAAAACGATAAAAACCGATCCTTCGCACGCTGCTGGCTCTGGGTCATGCCTCTCTGCCTCTGAATGCTCTCAAGGAGTTAGATCTTCCATTACTTTATCACTTCACGCCAGCCGGCATGCTCGGCGCCGAACTGACGCGGTGGGGCAGGATGGCTCACCGCAGGTTGACGTCTTTTCATGGTTCGGAGGACTCGATCTAAGTTAATTTCCATCACGAAGATCACCGCTTCCTCTTTTACCGTTGTGAACTTAGGAATAAATCGATTCGGGGTATAGACAGAGTACTCAAAAAGGATTCGTAATCATCGATCCAAGCGGTGACTTCCGAATTCGTGATCGAGTGCTTAATCAATATCTCCCGCATTTCTGTTGGACTAGGCACTTCCCAAGCATCGATGTTCGCCGTGTCATGAATTTCTTTCGAAGCCGCCAACTCATCATCACCAGCATCAGGATTTATTGTGGAGAATGACTTCCGCCCTTCGACACCCTGGCGTATCAGGCGGTAATACATGATCGAAACACCTTTGACCCAGTTACCCTGAGCGCCTTGGATTTGTTCCTTGCTTGCCCCTAATGCGGTTAAACATTCAATAATTTTCCTATGAAGCTCGAATTTAGCTCTCACATCCATCCCGCCCATGAACTCGGTGGCGATGAGTAGCGATAGAGTCATGTTCGAAAGTTCAGCGCCTAACGTCCGAAGCTGCTCAACCGTCGCATGCGCCTCGCTGATTGCCTCTCGAAGCTTCGCCTTTAAGGGGCCGACAGACAGTTCCTCCAGCAAATCAATTTTTGAAAAAAGCACCGAAAGTGTTCCAGATACAAAACAAAGAACCCCGAACTTCGCCGAGTCGAGAAAGACTGCAAGCGGCACGGGCGCGAAAACGGCAATCAATACACCCACCCAAAACAGAAAATTTTTCATCCATGTCCACCAAAGCCATTTAGTTACCGATCATAGCTGAACCGAGCAAATTAGGCGCTCGCTCTTGGCCCACTAGCTCGTCTCAAGTCCTCCCCGACCCCTCCACCGCCCGGGCATGCCCCGGCATAGGACGCCCCATGCCCACAGAAAACAAACCGGCCGACCCGCTGCCGACATTGGCGACCGGCGCTTCGCTTGATGCGTCGACCTGGACTGACTTCGTCGAACGCCTCCGTTATCACTGCAACGGCGCCGGCGTTAATTGGCACCACACTGCGGCCGCGATTTTCACCGTGCAGACCAAGCGATTCGATTACGGCTACGAAATCGACTACGCGGAAGGCCGAGTTGTCTGTCTGGAGGATCAGCGCTGGTTCAGTCCGAAAGAATACTGGGAAGACCTCGACGACGAGGAGCGCGCGGAAATCGACCAAGCCCTGATGGCTGATCGGGAATGCGGCTTCATGGATCTGGACGAGGACGACCAGTGGGAATATCTCGCCGAGTGCGATGACCACACCGTCACCGGCTGGAACAAGCGCTGGGAGATCGTGAACAGCCACTTCACCAGAGAGGCTGCGGAGGCTTTCATCAGACGCAAGCAGCACGACTACGGCGAAATGCGTGTCTACGTCGAATCGCAGTACTACGCCTGGGAGTTCGAAGCCATCAAGAAAGCGATCCTCGACGGCACGCTGACGTACACGCCGAAAGCAGAGTCGTAACAGAGTTTCTTTCGGAGTTGCTATGACATCCGCCGATCACTCGGATATTGAAGTTCCACTTTCGGTGGGACGGCCATCAAGCGCTGGCATAGGATCTATTTGAATGCCAGTAAGGATTGAGTTCCAAGCATCATAGGCCAGTCTATGGCGCGCTACTGCTTCATCCCAGCGACTGCCGGTGACTTCGCTTGCGACCACCAGCATCATCAGGTGATTGGTGGTTGCATCGAGATCAAGCAATCGGTGGTGGGCTTCAAAACGAAAATCATCAGATGTAGACATTTTTCATGGCCGAAATGGGCCGGCTCGGAACTACGGGCCGATACTCCAGTAGCATCAGTTTGCCATCAAACACCCAAACTCTAAAATCGATCCGACGATTAACGCGTCTTTAGGGCATTTGCTGATCGATCCAATCTTCGGCCGCTTTGACCGCATCAGCGATAGCCTGCTGGTAGTCCTCCCAAGGTCCATTGAGTTCTACCGCGACTTTACCGAGTCCCTCTACCTGACCCTTTGCGACCACATGGGCAGCTATAGGCGCTTCATCGTTGGGCTTTTGCCAATCGAATTTCACGAAAACGTCTCTACCACGGTAGTGATGGGCAAGCGGTACATCCATCTGGTGTGACACGGCTCCTCCTACATAGGGTTGTGGGCTGAGAGTATTGTTTTAGATCTTCTTACCGGTTTTCGCCATCAAGGCGAAATGCCATTCCCTCCCCCTTCAAAGTCAGCTGCTATAGCGGCAAGGACGAAGTCATGTCTGAAAAAAAGCAACAAACAGGGCCAGACCACTTTCGCTACGTCGACCACATCGGCCCGGAAGGCGTAACTATCGTCTGCCGAAAATTCGTTGTGATCCGGGAAAGCGAGCATTGCTACTGGATCGTTCCCGAAGGCTCGGAAGGATGGGCGCGGGCGAGGCAGACGGCCACAGGCAAGACCTTCAAAGATGCGAAGCGGGTATCGAAGGATTCGTGGCGGCGATTCGCGTATCCAGAAAAAGAAAAAGCGCTCTCCTCCTACAAGGCACGCAAACGGCACCAGCTTGGGCACGCTGAACTTGCCCTTGAGCGTGCGAAAGCAGTTCTCGCCGAACTCAAAGAAATTGAGGCGATCAACGACGAGCATCTCTGCTCGGGTGGCGACTACATCAAACAGCTCAACTGGACGGACTGCTGATGACTATTTCACCCCAACCGAAAGAACGGCCGATCCTGTTCTCGGCCCCGATGGTGCGCGCCATTCTGGATGGCAGGAAGACGGTCACGCGGCGGCCTGTGAAAACCGACTGGATTCAGTCGGATCGAGCGCCACTCAATACGGCGCCCGGCCTTTTCCACTTCTGGTGCAGTGGCGAACACGTCTGCCCTTATGGTGAACCAGGACAGCGGCTGTGGGTGCGCGAAACGTTCATGGATCTGCTGGGCACAGACGTTGAGCATCGGACTGATCCAAATGGACCTCTTCAGCGCTACGCGTACCGCGCCGACTATCCGCCCGGATCGCACTCCGATGAGGCGCGAAAAGACTTTGGTCTCAAGTGGAAGCCAAGCATCCATATGCCGCGCGCAGCCTGCCGCATCCTGCTGGAGATCACCGATGTCCGCGTCGAGCGGTTGCAGGACATCAGCCGCGCCGATATCCGGGCGGAAGGCCTGCAGTGTCCTCCGGAGCTGGCAAGTGATGACGTTTCACCGAATTACCGAGACTGGTACCCGGCCGCTTGGAGGCAGCTATGGGAGTCAACCGGTGGAGACTGGGCCGCCAACCCGTGGGTCTGGGTCGTCGAGTTCAAGAGGGTTCAGCCATGATCTTCGCCCCGCTCTACATGGCCTACCTGATCTACAGGGGGCCGTGGCGATGAAGTCAGGTTCTTTTTTTCGTAGCCAAGCCAGCAACCATCAGCACCAGCCCCGGAATCCAAAGACCCGGGGCAGTAATCGCAACGCCACAGACGGTCAGCGGCAGACCGGATAAGAACAACGAGTTTTGAAATGCCTTTTTCATAGATGCCTCTCCATAAGAAAACATCTCATTTAACCACAAAGCCTGCCGGCGTAAGGCCAAGCCGCGGTTAATCACTCAAAACCAATTCAGGACTCGCAACACTCTCGCGAATGTTCGCTCGCCTGCCCCGCACGTCAGCAAGACAAGGCCGCTTCCAGCGACGACAAAAATAAAACCTCCAACTGCATCGACGGCGATCAGAAATATTCCCAGCGCCAGGAATGCGGCACCGAGCACAGCCAGCGCCGTCCGGCTTTGCTTTTGCTCCGGATACTTGTTGAACATTCGTTTACTCGGCATCAATTGCGCATCGATCAACTGTAGACCAAGCGCAACCATCCAATAGCAACCAACTTCTGCCGCCACGCGCGGCATGGAGCATCACATGACCATCCAGTTTCTATCACATGAGGAGGTTTGCGAGCTCACCGGCGCGCGGACCAAGGCAGGTCAGATCCTCAACCTGAAAAAAAATGGCGTTCGCCATACGATTAAAATGAACGGCTGGCCGAGTGTCACCGCGATGGCCGTCACCGCCGTCGGCACGTTTGAATCCGAAAAGCCCGTATGGAAATCACGTAAGGCCAGCTGACATGGGAAGACGACCAAGCAAACCCGGCTCGATCGCCAGGCTGCGGGAACGCAAAAAAGCCAGCGGCCGGGTGTTTTACTACTACGACACGGGCGGCAAGGATCGCAAGGAAATACCGCTTGGCAGCGATTACGGCTTGGCAATCATGGAGTACGCGAAGCTTGAGCGTGATCGCACCGCGACCGACCTGGTCGCCAAGGTCATCACGTTCCGCTACGTCGCGGAAAAATACATGGTCGATATCGTCCCAACCAAGAGCACTGCCACTCAGGCTGACAACAAGCGCGAGCTGAAAAACCTGATCGCTTTCTTTGATGATCCGCCCGCACCGCTGGAAACGATAGAGCCATTGCACGTTCGCCAGTACCTCACTTGGCGCAAGTCCGCGCCGGTGCGGGCAAATCGCGAGAAGGCGCTGCTCAGCGCAATCTGGAATTACGCTCGGGATAAAGGCTACACATCGCTTGCCAACCCATGCGCGGGAATCAAGGGCAACAAAGAGACCGGGCGGGACACATACGTCGAAGATGCGCTGTTCAAGCGCGTGCACGACAAGGCGGACGCGGGTCTACAAGACGCAATGGACCTCGCCTATCTGACCGGGCAAAGGGTGACCGACACCCGGCTGATGGACGAGCGCGACGTGCGCGACGGGCAGATTTGGGTTCTGCAAGGCAAGACAAAGGCAAAGCGTCGGATTGAAATTACAGGCGAACTGAAGGTTTTGATTGATCGAATCATGTCCCGGAAATCAGAACACAAGGTCCGCTCGACGCGGTTGATCGTTACAGAGGATGGCACACCGATGACGGTGGCGATGTTGCGCAGGAGGTTTGATTTGGCCAGGGAAGCGGCCGGCGTGCCGAAAGCTGAGTTTCAGATGCGCGACTTGCGCGCTAAGGCAGGTACAGACAAGGCTGAATCCAGCGGTGACATCTTGCAAGCCAGAGATCAACTTGGGCATACGACCGTGGTTATGACCGAGCAGTACATCCGCAATCGAAAGGGCAAAAAGGTCATGCCTACCAAGTGAATTGCGGACCAAGTCCAAAATTGCGGACCGGAAACAAACAAGGGTTTGCCTCAGCTTTCGCTCGCAAACCCTTGATTTTAGATGGTGCCCGAAGCCGGAATCGAACCGGCACGCCCTTACGAGCGGGGGATTTTAAGTCCCATGCGTCTACCAGTTTCGCCATTCGGGCGGTA